AGCGTTGGCGCACAAATTAACGAATGGGTTAATGCTTCTGGGGTTATGAAAATTACTTCTGCAACTCTTGACGAAGTTTCCCTAGTAACTGATCCAGCAATTGACTCAGCTCGCGTTAGCGAAGTTGCTGCGTCTGAAAATGAAACACCAAAAGAAGATTCCGCTCCGGCAACCGCCGAAGAGGACAAACCAACCGAAGGAGAACAAGTGTCTGACACTACCGTTCCTGCTCCTGCCGAAGAAACGGTAGAAGCAGCCAAGGTGGAAGCCGCTGCGCCACGGCCAGCGTTCTACACCGCTCCTCGCCTTGAGTTTACAAAGGCGAAGTATCTCGAGAACAGCGTTCGCGCTGCTCTTGGCGATGACAATGCTCGCGCTTATGTTCGCGCAGCAGATGACACCACAACAAACAATGCTGGCTTGATTCCAACACCACAGCTCGCAGAAATCATCAATCCGCTATCAAATGCTGATCGCGGTTCAATCGATGCAATCAGCCGCGGAGTTCTTCCAGCTGCTGGTATGACATTCGAAATTCCTAAAATCACCGCAGTTCCGACAGTTGCAGAAGTAGCTGAAGAAGGCGCAATTGGTGAGACCGGAATGACAAACTCTTTCCTTTCCGTATCTGTAAAGAAATTTGCTGGCGGACAGGAATTCTCAGTTGAACTCTTGGATCGTTCTTCACCATTGTTTTTCGAAGAACTCGTACGTCAAATGGAATTTGCTTATGCAAAGGAAACTGATAAGTACGTTACAAACCTCATCATTTCTTCAGGACAACTTGCACCAACAGCTCAAGACAACACCGCAGCTGGTCTTCTTGGCTTCGTAGCGCAGGGCGCTGCTGAGGTTTATGAGAACAGCCTCGGATTTGCTCGTTCACTTGTCGTATCACCAGAACAATGGGCAAACATTATGAGCTACAACGACAATGGCCGACCAATTTACACAGCAACAGCACCATCAAACGCTGGCGGAGCGGTAAGCCCACAGTCACTACGCGGAAACGTCGCAGGTCTTGACCTGTATGTATCTCGCTCACTTTCAGCATTGACCTACACCACAGGTGACGGATCAATGTTCGTAATTAATCCAGAGTCCTACACTTGGTATGAATCACCACGATTCCAGCTCCGCGCTGATGTAATCGCAACAGGCCAAGTTAAGGTTGCATACTACGGATACGGCGCACTCGCAGTTAAGGTCGCTAACGGTTCTTGCCACTTTAACAAGAACTAGTCAATCCTAAAAGTTAGGCCCTGTCCGCTCCCGAGCAGGGCTTAACCCCTTAGAAAGAAAGGAAGGCGAGATGCCAACAATAGTCACGGCCACAGAGCTAAGAACAATTCTTGGCGTCTCGTCATCCCTATATTCAGATGCTTATTTGAACGACATTGTGGACACAAGTGAGAATCTAGTTCTCCCAATGCTCGTCACATTTCAAAGCAAAATTAACAAAGTAAAACTAGAAGATAATGTGGCTTATTTTGAGACTGCCACAATTCACGAATTTACTCAAGGCCAATCTGTCATTATTACTGGTTGCGGATCTCCCTTCAATGGCACTCACACAGTAACCGACGACGAAATCACCGATTATGTATTTACCGCCGCAATCACAAATGCTGACATACTGGAAAAGAACATTATCCCAGCAGGAAACGCTGCTCTCTCTGGCCTCTCAACCTATGTCGCAAACCCTAACGTCGAATCTGCTGTATTGGCTATCTCTGTCGAAATCTTTCAAGCTCGCACAGCCTCCGGCGGATCAATCGAGGGAATCGATTTCGCAGTAACTCCTTACCGCCTATCTAAAAATCTTCTCGCCAAAGTAACTGGTCTTCTCGGCCCTTATCTCGACGTCGAAGCAATGGTCGGATAATGCCCATCTCTACCGACGTCCGAACTCCAATCAAAACCGCCTTATCTACTCTCAACGCCAATGTTTATGATTCAGTTCCCGAGACACCCATCGTCCCAGCTATTGTCATCGTTCCAGATTCTCCCTATATGGAATTAGAAGTATTGGGCAAGGTGACTACTCGCGTAAAACTTAATTACACTATTACCGCTTGCGTTGCTTATTTTTCTAACCCAGCAGCTCTAGATAACTTGGAGCAATTAGTTATGAGTATTCTTGGAACGTTAAATGCTTCCAAGTATGAGTTATCAGTAGTCGAAAGACCAACTGTAACTGAAGTGGGAACGACGACCCTGCTCGTTTCCGATATCCGCTTGAGCGTCCGCTACGAGCAAACCGCATAGGAGACCTAAATGACAACAATCATCACGGGGCGCGATGTGACCTTCACACTTGATACGAAGCCATACGACGCTCAAACAACCTCAGCCACACTTTCAGCTGAGACAATTATCGAGACCTACCAAACTCTTGATGGTCGCGCTTACAAGTCTGTTGATAAGCAATGGACATTCGAAATTGAACTTCTGCAAGATTGGGGCGCATCCGGAGCCCACGGATCACTATTTGAGTCAATGTGGTCTAACGCAGAGACCGCACCTAATACAACTGTGGCAGTATCTTTCACAGCGGCATCAGGCGCAGTATTTAGTTTCAACGTCTTGCCAATCTTCCCAACTGCTGGCGGAGCTGCTCCTGGAGCACTTACCGACACTTGGACATTGACAGTTGTTGGACAGCCATCAGAGTCGTTCAGCTAATAGATCGGAGCATCGGGAGCAATGAAGTCACAAATCACAATTAAATACAACTCGGGCGAGGAAGCGATTTATATTGCCCAACCGCCCGAGTATGCGAAATGGGAAAAGGCGACAGGAAAGCCAATTCACGAATTGCAAGGAGTCTGGGACATTATGTTCTTGGCTTACAACGCAATGAAAAGAGAGGCCGGCGGCAAGCCAGTCAAATCTTTTGAAGTGTGGATGGACACCGTTGCGGATCTCAGCACAGAGGCTATCGACCCAAAAGCCACCGAGTCGGAAGCGTAAATCGCCTCCTCATTGAGCTGGCAATCGCCACTCAAATTCCGATGGATTACTGGGTCGAGGCAGATGACATATTAACCGCGCTTGAGATATTGAAGGAGAGGTCAAATGGCTAGCGAAACAATCGCCTATGACCGAAAAGAACTCTCCTCAATTATTCGCGCTTTTAAGGCGATGGATGATGAAGCGGTAGCACAAGCAAAAGAAATAGGATCACAACTAGCGAACTATGCAGCTCAAGAAATCAAAAAAGAGGCTGCTGGCCGCCGCCGCGCTGGGGCTGGTTCTAGGCGCGTTGCGGAAGGTTATCGAATATCTAAATCTTCAAAAGTAGGCGAACTATCTTTTGGTTTTGCGTCTCAGAAATTTAGCGGCGGAGCCACAACTCAAATGTTATGGGGCGGATTGGAATTTGGATCTAACAGAAAACGTCAATTCCCACCTCGGACGAAATCTGGTTATTTTATTTACCCAGCACTTCGCCGAATTCAGCCTAACTTGGTGAGACAATGGGAAGAATCGTTTACTAAGATTTTGAAGGAGTATGACTGATGGCAGGAAGTAGAACACTTAAACTATCCATCCTTGCCGATGTTGATGACCTAAAAAAGAAACTCAATGCTGGAGCCACCGAGGTTCAAGGTTTCGGTTCCAAACTTGGTGAATTTAGCAAAAAGGCTGGCATTGCTTTCGCTGCCGCTGGAGCTGCTGCTGCTGCTTATGCTGGCAAGTTATTGGTTGATGGAGTCAAAGCTGCCGTTGAGGACGAGAAGGCTCAAGCCTCACTAGCGGCTACCCTGAAAAACGTCACAAGTGCGACAGATGCTCAGATAAGTTCCGTAGAAAAATACATTACGAAAACCGCTATCGCTAAAGGTATAACCGACGATGAACTTCGTCCTAGCCTTGATCGTTTACTTCGTAGCACAAACGACGTCACAAAAGCTCAAGAATTACAAAATTTAGCAATAGATATTGCCGCTGGTAGTAATAAATCTTTAGAAAATGTGAGCGCAGCTTTAGCCAAGGCTTACGATGGTAATACCTCATCCCTCGGCCGATTGGGAGTTGGTCTTTCTTCTGCCGAATTAAAGACGATGTCATTTGATGAAGTGACTGCTGCACTTGCCAAAACCTTCGAAGGACAAGCCGCAGTTCAGGCCGAGACTTTTGCTGGCAAAATGGATCGTCTGAAAATTGCGATTGACGAAGGCAAGGAGACAGTCGGTTCTTTTGTCCTCGATGCTATTACTCCGATGGTCACTTTTATTGTTGAAAAAGTTGCGCCAGCGATAGCAGATTTCTCGACTAGTATTGGCACAAATCTCAAACCGACTTTCGAAGCATTTTCTACTTTCTTCACCCAAACGCTTATTCCGGTATTAAAACAATGGTGGTCTTTTGTTACCGAAACCGTCATCCCCGGAATCACAAAAACTGTCCGTCCGATAATTGAAGGGCTATCGTCTGCGTTTTCCAAAATCGCAACGGCAATAAAAAACAATGAAGACGGCCTGAAACCGCTATTCAATCTATTCAAAACTGTCGCTGAATTTATTGTCAAGACTTTAGCCCCTGCGGTCGGAACAACCCTTGGCGCAGCTCTCAAAGTTATCGGTACGGTTGTTGCTGGACTTATCACAGGATTCGCAAAAGTAATTGAATTGATTGATGGGGTAGTCGATGCCATTCGTCGTCTTATTGCCCTAGTCGCAGCTAATCCACTCATTCGCGGTATTGGCAACCTTATTGGCAATGCTTTCGGAGGAGGTCGCGCAGTAGGCGGCTCGGTCAATTCGAACACTTCTTATATGGTTGGAGAACGCGGCCCAGAAATGTTCGTTCCAAGCGGCGCAGGTCGAATAGTTCCGAACAACCGACTTGGCGGCCAGACAGTTAATATCAACGTATCTGGCGCGATTGATCCAATATCAACAGCTCGTCAAATCGCAGAAATTCTTAACACCGAGGCAGCCACCTCTGGCACATTTACTTCATTAGGTGTCAGCAGGTTCGCGACTAGGACAGTCTAATGACTTGGGTTATCGACGCCGAGGTTTCTATTGGCCTTACTAGTTACACGTCAAACACTCTTAATGGACTTTCCATTACTTACGGCAGAACAAGTATTTGGGAGCAGCCTAGAGCTGGATATGCTCAAATTCAGATAAAGAATGATAATGATGCGATTTTTGTCCCCGAATTAGGCGACCAAGTTATTATTACTGTGGACAATTCAACCGGCACTCCGATTACGGTATTCACAGGAAAAGTCAATTCAATTAATAGCGCAGTTCAAATAAGCGGCTCAAACGCCACCGTAGTAATTCACACCGTAACCGCATCCGCGCCAATGTCGGAAATGGCTCGCGTCATCACTCATACCACTGGCTGGCCAAAAGAATACGACGATGATCGTTTAACTACTATTTTGACAGATTCGGGCGTTACCATAGATGTCGTTGATAGTCCGGGAGTTTATGAATTTACGTCAACTTCAGCCAATCCAAACGATTGTTATACTTGGGCTGCCTACTATGCTCAAATGGCTTTCGGTTATCTTTATGAAACCGCCGACGGAAAAGTAGGCTACGCCAACGAGTCTAGGCGAACGGTTGAGGCAAATACTTACGGCTATTTTGTAATTCCGTCAAATATCATTTTAGGGTCATCCGTCTCGGCTGGATTAAATAACTATAATTTGCTTAATGATATTCGATTGGAATATAAGGCAAATGCGGTAGTGACTTCAACAAGTCCCAGCTCTATCGGAATTTACGGTAAAGCTGAGGCCGATATTGTCACCGAATTGGAAGATGCGGTTCAAGCTCAATTACAAGCAGACAAATACATTAGCCTAAGAAGCGTACCCCAGCCCGTACTGAATTCGTTTACCGTCCAGCTAGACGCTTCAACCATAACTAATTC